TTCTCAAATTCTGAGAGGTAGGGGGTATAGGGGCAAAAGTGGTTCTCAAATTATGAGCCATTTTGATCTTCGTTTTCTATGACAATAGTTTCTTTGCCCATTATTTGAAAAGCAATTTCCAATTCTCTTCTTACTTCTTCAGCAATCGCTGGATGTTTGGAGATAACATCTCTTAAAATTTTAGACAAAATTTGATTAACATTTTCAGCTTTCTGCATTCTCTGAATGTACTCAGTATCAGCTTGGTTTCCAGCGCCCATAAGCTTGTGCAACTGAGCTTTCTTTGTTGCAATCTCCCCGGCAAGTTTAATTGCTTGTATTCTAGCCGCCACCATACCGTGATCTGTAGCAATATTAATTGTCTCCCAAGCCTCTTTGCTTAGTTCATCAAACTCTTGTAAAGCTTTTAAAGTATTAAATTGAACTCTTTCAAGGAAATAAGGATCATCTTCGGCGCTTCTGTTTAAAATAAGTTTATATTCCTGAATATACTCCTTTACTTCATTAACGCTCAAAGACATCAATGTTGCTATTTCGTTTTTTGAATAGCCTTTAACATGAAGCAAGCCAACCTCTTCTACATCTTTAATTTTATCTACAAAAGTTTTAGTTTTAGATAATTCAGTATTAGACATAAATATCTCCGATATTAATCTTCATCTTCCTTTGTTCTGAAAGCTATCTGACCGCCGGCTTCAGATGCTTCTTTTGTAAGATCTTCTAAAGTCATTCCGTGTTCTTTTACATAGTGAACTCTGTAATTAAACCACCCTTGAACCGCCTTCCACATTTTGTCGTCAGTAACTTTTTCAAGTTCTATCATTTCTTCAACGCTAAGAATAAAACTTAAAACACCTAATGGCATATAAACAACTGTGTCAAAACTTTTATCTTTACCTTTAGCAAACTTCTTCAATAAGTTTTGGAATTGCATAACCAAATCTTTAATTGGCTGCCCAGCATAAAAATCTATATTCCCGTAAGCATTTCTTTCCCGAGGGCAATATTCATCAACACCAGTGATTGTCCCAAAAGAGCGACACACTAAAGGCCTGTAGCCGTAGATTGTGCACCCACCTTTATAGAAAGCACAATGACGCTTAGTCTCGCCTCCCCACACCCAATCAGGATCGCTGAGAGCGTATATGAGCGATTCTTTAACCTTACTGAACCATTCGTCAGCAAAAACCCTACCTTTATTTTCAAGGTTCAGGTAATACTCTTTATTCAAATTAAAAGCAATGCTTGCGCATTCCATCATTGGCAGAATTAGACCAATCTTGCAACATTGCCCAGAACCCAAACATTTGAATTTAGTTTCGTTTTGTTTTGCCTCTAATACACGAACTTGATTGTAAACCATATCAAGCTCAGTAAAAAGATGTATATCGCTTATACCAACTGATTTGTTCATTTTCCACCCATGTTCTTTTTTCTAGCCATGTTCATTTTTCTTTGCTCTCTTTTTCTTAATTCTACCATCTTTTGCATAGGAGATTGAGGCCTTCTAGACGCTGCACCTTTATTAAGATTGCGACCTTTGCCTCTAAATTTCAACAAATCATATTTTTTACACCAGTTATACAAAGCCTGAGGAGTGATTTCAATATTATATGTTTGATTTAATAACTTAACTATGTCAGTCAAGTTCATTCGTTTCTTGACATAATGCTCATAAAGCCAAGTTTTATCCTTATAAGGGTCTAAAGTCATTTTTTACCTACCATTAAATGATACCACAAAGCAATACCAATTGAGTCAACTATATCATCATCATCTATTTTTTCAATTGGAAAATGTTTCAAAACTATTTTATTAACTCTATCTTTTCTTTCTTTTTTCTTTTTTGATTCAAAAGAACCTTTAGATTTGTCATTCTTTATTCTTTCTTTATCATTTTTAGAAATATTGACATACCCAATTCCTCTTTTCCACAACATTGGATTGATGTCTATCACCTTCTCACAGTGCCTAGACAAAACACCCCAGGTATACCCGATGATGTAAGATATAATCCTGCTCGTCTGAAAATTCTGAATATAAACAGATTGCTCAATAATCGCAACAGATGGCTTGTGCTTTAAACAAACTTCAGTAAGTCCAGAAAATATTTGATCAAATTTAACAGATACGTCTTGAGTTTTTGTTAACGATATTTTCCCATAAGCGACTAATTCAGTTTTACTTATATCAACAATAGCCCACCCAAGAGAATGAGATGACGGATCTATTGCGATGATCCTGTTCGGGTTCTGCGATGAAGATATACTCTTGATACTCATGAGTTAAGCTCTTCATTTAGCTTGTCCTCATCCCAACCCCACCCGGCTAATCTTTTAACAAATCTTTTTTGCTTACAAAGTTCGCAAATGTTTTCTTTGTTATAAGTAGAAAGTACTGTTGTACAAGTTTTTGTAGCACAAACTCTAGGTTTGTTTTTATTTTTCTTCTTATCATGGTAAGCTTTTAAAAGTTTATCATTAGTTACAATCCTTCTACATTCAGAAGAACAATATATACTATTGTAAACTTTCGCAATAAAAGATTTAGAACATTTCTTGTTCTTGCAGACCCGCTTTTCCTTCGTCATTTTCACCAGACCAACAAAGAGAGCGCACATTGCAAGATTGACAGTGTTTAGATGTTATCTTGTAAGGCCTCTCGGGGATAATTTGCTGAACATGACTTCCGTAAATTTCCCTATATTTCTTAAACAACTTATCTATAAAAGCCTGATCTTTTTCTATATATATCGGCAACAATTCTTGATTGTTTTTATTTTCATAAATAACAAAACCACTATCAAGATTTAAACATTCCATATATATCTGAGCTTGCCTATAGTGCTCATCTTTTGGTTTTTTATAAATTTGTCTATAGTGAAATCCTTCTGAACTAATAGATTTTAATTCAATCAGTTTTTCACCATACCAATTAATTATACCATCTGCAGTCCCCTCAATTGGGGGTGATGAGTATGTCACAGGAATTTCTTCATTAATCAAAATCCCCATTTCTCTAAAATAATTATAAAGTCTGTCGTGAACAGCATGACCGTTATCAAATATTCGGTAAGTTTGCGGTCTAAAGTCAACATCGGTATTTACACCGTTAAACAAGTAGTACCAATACCGTTTGCACTGGTTTGTATAGCTGGGGTGAAACCCATTCACCTTCTTAAAGGCAACTTCGTTTCTCTTTGAGAGATGCTCGTCTACAGCCTCAACTAAAGATATTTCAAGCTCACTACCGGAAATGACTGCTTCAACACTGTTTTCAACAACTTCTTCCTTCTTGACTCTCAACGCTTTTAATGATTTCATTGGTTATAACCACCTTTTCCCGCAAGTTTTAATGCGTTTATATTTTCTCCTAGAGCTTCGTACATTGTTTTCCATATATCATTAACAAATTTATCTTGCTCATTCATTACGGCAGATTTTCTTTTAAAAACTTGTGATTTAACAATCATAAGGGTTCGGTATGCTGCCAGAGTATTTGCTGACTTAATAGCTTGCATGCCCAGGTATTGATCTGGGTTTTCAATAATATCCTCTACAATGCGCAAGCATTCTAGAAATTCTCCTGCCTTATCCCCCATCATTGATGTAATTATTTCTTTACTTACAATAATATCAGCCATTTACAAATCCTTTCTTAAATCTTCTGTTTTGACCATTGCTTGCTTGATATGCGGCTTATGAATTCCGACAAATATCTTAAAAAGATATATCCCGACATAATGGCCATCATCCCAATTAAAACTTACCCCAAAAGCTCTCCAAGAAGACAGCTTATCACAAAAAAACTTATAATTCTGTAACTTACTCATAGTCTGTTCCTTCTACTAATTCTCTAAAGACATCCCAATCTATGATAGCAACCTTAGACTCCGAATCCTCTCCTAATACAACAGAAATGCAAGGATATTTATAATTAGAAAGCCAAGCATCTTTTCTCATCTTCTTCCAATTTTTTAGATTTAAAGTAAAACTTTTCCCATTATGTTTATAATCAACTAAAAACTTATTCAAAGAAGCATCACCTTTCTTAAGTCCACGACCAGAATTTTTGACAGCCTTGGCTTTATCTTTTTTTATCTCTTCCTTTTCTGTTCTTTTCATCCCTTGATTGCTTTTTCCAGCTCTACAACTTCTTTATTGGAGAGTTCAATACTTGATAAACCATTCCATTTACTTTCTTTGTAGGTATACCAAGCACCTTTGCGCTGAATAATATCCATATCAATAGCAATATCAATCAACTCTCTCTTTGTATCAATCTGACCCATCTGAGGAAGAACATAGTAATAGCCTGTGCTGCCGATAGTAGGACATTGTTTTGTCTTTTCAACTGTCCAAGTTGCCTTCTGACTTGTGATCATATTATTATCTTCTCGTTCCATTTCACTTTTAGACATAGACAAGAATAATTTGACAATGTTAGACATGTTGTGGTGAACAGTATTGCCCATTTTGGCTTTAGTAATAGCATACATCCCGCTAAGATCAACAGTTTGGTGAGCGACAAACAACATGATGTTTCGTTCTTTATGAAGATAGTTTACTAACTTCTGCAAAAAATAGCCTTGTGACCTAGCCGACAAACCCATTGCTTTACCGCTTTCCGGTTTGTCATAAAATTCTTCCTTAACAATATTAGACAACGAATCAAACAAGAAAATATGTTTTTCTTTATCATCACTTAGATACCCAATAATATTTTTCATAATGTCCTCAACAACAGTTGATTGAACAATTACAACATCATCAATGTTTATTCCGCATTTCTTTGCGTACTCATCATTGTAAGATGATTCAGAATCCACAATTACTGGCCGGTACCCCATCCTTTGAGCCTCAGCAATAATTCTAAAACACATTGTTGTTTTACCAACAGACGGAGTGCCCCAGAATAAATGAGTTGCCCCAGAATTCAAACCACCATTCAAGGCTCTGTTCAAGCCAACACTTGGGGTCGGAATAACTTCGTGAATAGGCATTGTATCGCCTTTTCGTTTATCTACTATTAACACATTCCTCCTTTATTGAAACGTTCTGTTTAGTATTCTTGATTTAATAATTGTTGTTGAGATATCTTCTGTATAAGGGATAAACATCACCCCGATATTACGCTCGTCAAGCCATTCTTGGGTGAATCCCATTTGTTTATAATAATCTTTACTTTGCCAGTCAGAACCAACAATTACAAGATTAGCTTTCGCCTCTATGATAGCAGGCTTAGAGTCAGCACCGCCCGAATTTACAATTACTTTGTCCACCCATTTGCAAGAAGAAACAACTTCCATTCTTTCAGCTAGGCTGCAAATTGGAGTCTCTTTGTATTGAGAGCAAAACTCATCTGTGTTAACAGAAACGACTAAATATCCATTGTTGCCAACTGCCTTTTTGCACCTCTCCAGCAATCTTGAATGACCAGAATGAAATAAATCAAATGTACCACCCGTATATACAATCATCTTACCTCCAGTGAAATGACCAGAATGAAACAAATCAAATGTACCGCCTGTGGAAGTAATCATTTTGCATCCAACGAGGCGCTGACAAAATTCCATTTGTTAGCATTATAAAAAGTAAATCTCTCAACACCGTTAGCATCAGCTAATGCATCTGAGTATTCAAACATAACCCGATCAAAATCCTTAAATTCAAACAGATTAGTGTCATTCACTAAAACTGTTGGAGAACTAGGAATACTAACTGTCTTGCAATTGAGGCCAGCCCAAGCCAAAACATTTCTAGAATCCAAGTGCTTTACTCCTGTTCTAAAGTCCATAACATCCCTTCTCCACACATTCATACTTGCCAATGTCGCAGCAATTAAAAATGATTTATCATTAAGTGTAGTTATCAACCCAGACATTGTACCAGAAAACCCAGGTGTTACTTCACCAGAATATGGTGCAAATTGCATTATGCGATCTGTGCCATCAAGCATTGATAAAATAGTATTTATAGCCCCTGGTAGAATAATGTCATCATCACCTACAACCCATACATATTCTCCATCACCAGCTGTAATTCCATATAAACAATTTCCATCACAGCCAATATTTTGTTTTCTAATTGAATACTCAGACACATAATCTTTATATTTATAAACTATATCCCGCGCAAATCCGTCTTGGTCATTGTCAGAAACGATAATCTCAACACGGTCATTATGTTGTGATGCAATACTGCTTAAGCAAGCATCAAGTGATTCTCTTCTGTATGTCGGAATGTATACAGTTAACTTCATTTTGTTTGATCCAAAATTAATTTAATTCTATCTATATATTTTTTGGAAACATATTCCCAAGTCATATTTTGATTAATAAACTCGGCACTCTTATATGTTTTATCAGAAATTTCCTGATAATTATTTACTACATACAACATCTTGTCGCATAGGTCATCAAAATTTGGTTCAGCCCACTCCCCAGCGTTAGAATACAGTCCAGACATATTTTTATTTCCCCAAACAAAATCTAAAGGAACAGACATCTCTGCAAATTCTGTGCAGGCCAAAACATTTGTGCAAATTGTTGGAATACCTTTGGCTATTGCCTGGAATGGTATCAACCCCCAGCCCTCACCACTTGTCGGATACAATAAGCAATCAGCTTTATCGTAAATAGCAGCAAGTTCTTCATGAGATACTTGATAATCAATTACTTCAATTTGAGGATGATAATTGATACTGCTTTGATTACTGGTTCCTTTATGTAAGCGTGCATCACCTGGCCCATTGGATTTGTAAATTAATTTGTAATCGTGGTTGCCTTCAAATAATTTTAGAAAAGCATCTACCGACATTTGAGAATTTTTACGAGTTGATGGAGAACCTATTGATATAAATGTAAATTTATTGTGAGGAGTTCTTTTTTTAGGAAAATAAATCTTTGGGTCAACGCCTAATTTAAATTCGTGTACTGGTTTAATCACACCAGAATTTATAAAAACATCCTTCATGGCTACGGAACATGTCCAAATTTCATCCATCTCATTACATTGCTCAACCCAATCAATTGGGAGTTTGTTTGTTTCCCAAAAAGTAAAACCAACCGAATATGTGTTAGATTTGACAAAGGCTTCTGGCGTTGAAATGTTAATAACAATATCACCCGCTGAATTTACTTTTTTAAAATAACCAAATCCGGGGATAGACTTTTGCAACATACCAATCTCACTCGGTGGAACCATCTTGTCAAAAAAAATAGGTAAACCGCTTGACCCAATATGTTCCCAAAGGCAATCAATAGAGTACCCATATCCTTCATGGATGCTCTGAGATTGATTAGCGCTAAAACTAATATTATACAAATTGTTCTCTTTTTAAATTCTTTTTTTCAATATATTCTTCCACACTAATAATTTTATCAGAATATTCAAGCTTATATGAATCTAATCGCGTTAAAGAATTTTTATCTTCAATACGAGACAGGCGAACAGCATACCAACTATTTTCTTTCAACCTGCTCTTTACACCTTTAAGCACATTGGCAAAAATTACTATCTTAAAGAATTGCCTACCATCCCAACAATAAACACTTGCCATTTCTTTACCTTTAGATGTTGTAAATATTCTGATATTAAAAATGTACATCAAAGTTTTTGGGTCTGTAACAAATCCGATGTCATGCTTGTAGAGCCAAGAGTATTCGTGGTCTTCACCTTTTTTCTTTAGCATCATGATATTCCAAAGTTTAGAATTCTCTGCTTCATAGACATCGCAGTAAGCATGCAAGGTTCTATCACCAATCAAAATGTAAAGGTAGTCTCTTTGAGCGACTTCTGTATTTCTTTCACCAAACACAGTGCACGAGCCAGAGTGGTCTTCAAATTCTATTCTAAGATAATTATTGGCTTTCTTCGTTGACCTGACAACTGCTTTAATTAAAGTTAGACCCGAATTGATTTCGTGGAAATCAGAAGCGTTCTCAACAAATTCATCTATCTCAGTTATATGTTCATTAGCTTTAATTGGGAACCCAAGAATTGGTAAAAAATATTTTGCATGATCGTATTGAGATATGTGCCCAAGAGAAACAAAAGCCCCAACTTTGTCAAGGTTCTCTCTCAACGGTGCTTTAACAGCAGATTTACTGCACTTGTTGTTGAACTCTTCAAAAGAATTAAATGGTCTTTTGTTAAATATCTCCTTGATAGCAGCAGTACCGCAAGTTGCGATATTCGTTAACCCAAACCTAATACCCAAAGGCTCATCAGGTGTAGAAATAGAAAAGAACTCATCTGATTTGTTGATATCAGGAGGATAGATAGTTAACCCAAGTCTTTGAGCTTCCATAAGGTATGCAGTAATTTTGTCGTTAGCGGATTCGTTAAACAACAACGCCAACAAAAACTCCAACGGATAGTTAACTTTCAACCACATTGTTTGATACGACATCATAGAGTAAGCAACAGCGTGAGATTTGTTAAACATATACAAAGCCGACATTTCAAACTCGGACCAAATCTTTTCCGACTGAGCAGTAGTCAAATACTTGTTGTTAACAAACTTGCTCTTATATTTATCAAAGCCGGCAGCATCCCTCTTTTTACCAATAATCTTCCTCAAAGAGTCAGCTTCCGACCAAGTAAAATCAGCCAACAACACAGCCATCTGCATCAACTGTTCCTGAAAAATAACAGTACCGAAAGTCTCCTCCAAAATAGGTTTAACAATCTCATTAGGATAACGAGGCTTAGCTGTACCCTTCTTACAATCAATATACCTTTGACCCTGCGACAACAAAGCACCAGGCCGAACCAAAGCATTAGAAACAACCAAATCATTAAAATTGTTGATACCCATACGCTCAATCAAATTCCGATAAGCAGCAGCATCAGTCTGAAACACCCCGACAGTATTACCGTTATTGAAATTCTCAAACACCTTAGGATCATCAAGACCCAACGAAGCCTGCTTCACATCAAGTCCATAACGCTTCTGAATGCTCGCTAAGCAATCTTTAATCACAGAAACAGTCTTTAGACCCAAAATGTCAATTTTAATAAGCCCGACAGCCTCAGCGTCAACCATATCAAAAGCAGAAACCATCGTTCGCTCAGAACCTTGAGAATCTTTTCGGGATTCAACAGGGCAAACCTCATTAAGTGGCAACGCCGAAACAACCATACCAGCAGCATGAACCCCAGCATTACGAATACGATCTTGCAAACGCTCAGCAATATTAGTAATCTCAGGATACTTCCTCGTAAAAATCTTACCCTTATCAGTCTTCTTCAACTCATCAATAGTCTCAAAATACGGAGTAATCGCATTAATTTCCGCAAAAGGAACTTGCAACACACGAGCAACATCCTTAACAGCAGACTTCGGCTTAAACTCACCATAAATAGAAATCGCCGCAACCTTATCCTCACCCCAACGCTTCGCCAAATACTCACGAACCTCCTCACGGCGCTTATCCTCAAAATCCAAATCAATATCCGGATAATCATTGCGCTCAGGATTTATAAAACGCGCAAACAAAAGATTATACTTAATCGGATCAACATCCGTAATCTCCAACAAAAACGCCAACAAACTACCACCAACAGAACCACGACCAGTACCCCGACCAATACCATTATTATCAGCCCACTTAACCAAATCCCAAACAACCAAAAAATAATCGGCAAAACCAAGCTGCTTAATAACACCAAGCTCCTCAGCCAAACGCACACCATACTCAGGGGCCAACCCCAAACCATCCAACTTAAACCGACAAAGCTCACCCAAATACTCATCAGAATCCAAATTTTTAAGATACTTTGGAAGCAAATTCTTATGCTTGTGTATACGAGCGGTACACTTCTCCGCAACTTCCAAAGTATTCTCTAAAATATCAATTCTATCATACCCAGCATCGCAAAACCACGAAGCCACCTCATCAACATGAGCCACATACGGATTAATCTCATCAAACCTAAGATACCTATTAGGATACATATTATTGACTTTCGCCACCAAGTCCAAAGACATATCATTAGCAATATGAGCATGGTCTTTCGCATACCTCTGATCGGCTGGAGACAACCCCGTATATTGGGATATCATCAACAAAATCTCTTCACATCCTTTATCCTTATGTGAAGGGAAATGACAGTCTGCTGTTCCAACAACCTTCCTCCCAAAAGTTTTAGCCAAATCAAAAATTCCGTCATTAAGTTCTTTAGGGTTCCAAGCCTGAACCTCGTAGTAGAAATCATCTTTAAATATTTTGATAAATCTTTCCGACAGCTCTTCTGCTCTTGCTGTATTACCAGACATGATTGCTTTAGAAATAGCGCTTGCCATACAGCCAGATAGGGCAACAACATCGTTATCTACCAAATCTTCCAGAAGGTCAAAGTCCATTCTTGGCTTATAATAAAAATTCTTATTCCAGGCAATCTCATTTATCTTAAATAACTTCTTTAAACCTTCATCATTCTTAGCCAGCAAAATCAAATGAAATCTTTCCGATTTATCCTCTACATCGGTACTGACAGACGGGACAAAATATGACTCAATGCCAAACAAAGGTTTAACTTGGTGTTTAATGCAAGCATTTTGGAATTTGAGTACGCCTCCCATAGTTCCGTGATCGGTAATGGCGGCAGCAATTTGCCCGTTCGTGCTGGTAATTTTGGCTATCTCATCGGGTGTTGACATTCCGTCAAGCAATGAGTATTCAGAATGACAATGTAAATGTACAAAATCGGTCACTTCTTAATCCAATCTAATGTCGTATAGTGAATCAATACTATCAAATGTTTCCCAATACTTTTTATTATACCACGCCTTTTTAAGATAACACTTAACACCGGATTTTTGCAAAACTTTTATTTCGTTAAAATTGTCTTCAACCACAAACGCTGGATTGATCTCTTTAATGATGTCAATCTTTTTTCCAAAATCAGAAAAATAAACTTTATTGTGCCCAATGTTCCATTCATCAAGCCATTTTTGAGTTGAAGCAACCGAAGCTTGTTGCTTTCTAGCAGTGACAATATAAATGTCAACATTGTTACTAAACCATTCATTACATTTATGCCAAGAATCTTCTAATGGTTTAATGTTTTTCCAAAAAATTGGATTAGAAAATAATTTCAAAGCTTCTTCATCTTTAGTATTAGTAGTAAGCCATTTAGAATAATCAACATTGACACCGCAATCATAATGCAGATAGTCAGATATTGCTGTATCAATGTCAGCAATAACTCCATCTAAATCTAATACAATGCTTTTTTTCATAGTGGGTTATGTTGGAATTGAACCAACAACCAAGGCGTTATGAGCACCCTGCTCTAACCATTGAGCTAATAACCCGAACCAAGGGACGAATCCCTAGATTATTTTACCAGCTGTCTTTAACTTCGCCTGTGGTTAAAAATGCTTGCTGTTGCTCGTATGGCAAAAGCTTGTATACCGAATCAAGTTGATGAAATGGCATATCCTTAATTGCTTGAGTTTCAGGTGATGTTTCAAGTGGGATCAAACTATAGTTTGTGTCCGAAGCACCTGTGCCTGTTCTAGAATACTTATAGAATCTGTCAGTAATTGTGCCAAATTCTTTAGCGTATTCAAGTAATGTAAGACCAATATGGCGTTGATTAAATGTTGTATCCAACACTCTTGGCTCCCATACACCTGGCTCTATTTCAACTGCAATATTGATAAGCAGATGTGGCTTTGGCCTCCACGCTTTATCAACTACAGATTGCTCAGTTGCCCAACAACGATAATTGAACTTTTCCATTCCCGAAGTTGAAGCAACTTTCCATTTCCAATTGACTACCGAAGTAACCACCGGAACAGTGATGCCTGTACCGGTTTCAGAATTGTAATTCTTAGAATCTTCTGTCAACTCTTGGCGAAATCTAATTCTATAAGATTGCCCAGCGTTAACTGTGAAGAATTTCTTTGCTCCTGACTTTGCTCCTTTATCTCCTACTGCCTTTTCAAGGTCTTTTAATGTTTTAATTGATGTAAATGACATAATGTCTCCTATATGATTTTATTTGCGAATTTTATCGCATTCTGTATTTGTTCTTTATTCATTTCGCCAGGATCTTTCAACCCTTCCGAAACTTTTGCTACGGAAATATTCTTTCCTAAGCATTGCTCTATGATACCATCCCGCATGGCTTCTCCAGCCATATCGTTGTCAGAAAAAATAATAATTTTGTCAAAATATTTCTTTAACAAACTTATCTGACTTTTAGGGATTGCGGCACCAAGACTTGATACGACATTACTGAATCCTGCTTGATGAACAAACATTGCATCAATACTGCCTTCTACTATTATAACATCACTGTGTAGCTTTGCGTTCTGCAAATTAAACAAATAATCTGCTCTCTTAAAACCTTTATTGTACAGATACCTCGGCTGTTGAGTATCAACAACTGCTCTACCTATAAACCCAACAAGCTCGTAAGTTGCAGACCTAACAGGGATAACCACTCTATCTTTTTCTTTTGAAAAACCAATTTCAAAATACTTTAATGTTTCTACACTAAGTCCTCTTTCAATCAAAGTATTTAGCAAATCAATATCTTTTTCATAATCTATTGCTATATCATCAATATTTAAAGAATTATCTACTACATACTCATTTTTGTACTTATTTAATTCTTTTTCTAAAGCAGTAACATCTATAAGAGTGCTCTTGCCAAAAGATTTTCCAGTAATGCCAAAATATAGTTGTTTAAAATTACCTTTCTTAGCACAAGACGGATTAAAGCATTGCCAAAGACCGGTTCTTACATTGATATACATAGCAGCACTATTGCTATTTTTATGAAATGGACAAAATACATTTATTTCATCACTAGTGCTAGAGCTAATATATATATTGTGATTTAGAAATAAATCTTTAATTTCTTTTTCAAGATTCATAAAAATCTAAAGAAAATGAATACGTTTGAGTATCTTTATCATAATCAGTAATTAATTTAGTTTTACCAATATAGCCATACTTTGCCCTGGCTTCGTCTTCCAACCAAGGTCTTAGCTTATTAATTGTTTCAATGTCGGCTGCTTGCCCCGAAATAACTTTAGACATTAGATATCCCACTCCTCTTCCCATTTGCCTGTTTCCAAGTTCCATCTTAAATAAAAACCAAATTGCGTTGCTCTTCTAACTTTTCTAGACACAACTTGAAACAAATCAGAATTGGGCTCTCTATGAATCGCTAACACAAGGTCGGCATCATAAGCCAATTGTTTACTCCAAGCAACTTCTTCTAACTCTGGTGGTCTTTCAGAATGCCCCTCTGACATTGTTACTGCGGCAACATCTATGATCGGAATAGAGTTTCGCACAGCAATTCTCTTAAAAGCCTTAGAAAGGTTCTTGGCTTTTTCAGTTTCTGTTTTTGACCCAGAACTATCATCAAACAACCCGTGATAATCCAAAATTACCATGTCCGGATGGTATTGATCAATTTTTGCTTGCACCATGTTTTGGTCTGCCGTTTCAACACCTTCGGAAGTGATCAAATAAATTGGTTGCTTACCAGCAAATGTTGCATCAGCCCATTTCTCGTAAGTGTCAAGAATATTTGCGTTTGCTTTTATCAAATCAGTGTTTGTAAAATGACCTTCGCCATTGTTTAACAAAGTGTCTAATCTCTGACCTTCTTGTTGCTTATTCATTTCCAATGAAATAATCATTGGCCTGTAGCCAGCTTTCCAAGCATTAACAGCGAATAATCTTGCAATAAAAGATTTACCAACACCAGTCCACCCTAAAAGAACCACAAAATCCCCAGCTTGCCAACCACCAAAAACTTTGTCAATAACTTTTATACCACTAGGGATACCTTGGATTTCTTTGTGATTTTTAGATCTTTCAGTTAAATCATCAAACCTTTCTCGCCAATCGCCAACCAAATCGGTATCTTTTAAACTAGAAGCAAACTTATAAACCTTAGAAGTTTCTTCCATCAAATAAGACAACGCTTCCCTAGGTCCAAGCTCAGAAATTAGATTGTGCGCTTTAGAAACAATACTGCGAGTTTGATACGACAAGGATTCTCTTTTGGCTTCATCTATGTAATACTCAAGAGGCTCGGGGGTAGCGATGAATTCAAAGTCAGGATAGTGCTGTTTAATCGTTTCCTTAGACGGGACCTTCTTGTGTGTATCGTGATGATTTACAACAAAATTCCAAATATCACGGTACTCTTTAAAAACATTCTCAACACCACCATTGACCGCAGAAACATAATTGTTTGTTTCAACAATGCTATTGATCAACCTAATTTCGTAGTTCACTCTAACTCCATTCGTAGTTTGGTTTGCTTGACAACATCTTTGAATTTCTCAGATGACTTAGAGTCAAATTGAATTTTATCAGCATAAGTTTTGGATTGAATAGCAAAATCAAAAATAATAAAAGGACCATTGTTTGATTTGATAAACAAATCGCAAGCCTTTAACAAAATTTCAGAATTATAAAATTTAGCTAGAGCTTCAGCAACTGCTTCTTGACGTGGTGAATCTGGGATAAATAACTTATTTCGCTTTTCGCAACAATTCTTGAAGTGTTCTATCAGTTCTTGACCAGTTAGAGTCATTTTTTTTCTTCGCTTTCTTCCAAGTTATTAGTTTATAATCATACTCTGATATACCGGCGTTAACGCCATAAAAGTTTCCCATCAAAGCTGCAGAAATACACTCTTTCCTAACTGTGCACTTTTTACATACAGATTTGGCATATTGAATATCATCAATATTGTAAGAAAACCATTTCTCACTATTTTTGTCATTTGAACAGAGAGCTAGTTCTCTCCAGTTTTTTTTCATTACTGCTTTTCAGCGTCAAGTTCTTGCAACTTTGATTCAATTTGAGCATCAACAGATTGCCATAACTTCTTCCAAGCCTCTTCATCTTCAATAGATAGGCATGTCATTTTGGCACCAGCGTCAAGGCGTAATGATTCGTAATTACCAAGATTTTTGGTAATACCAATTGAAGCCCACACTTCTACTTTGTTATCATTTACTTTTGTCATATTAATTTCTCCTCAGTTTAACTTGTTGTTCAATGGATATTATTCTTTGCTTTACTGTCTTATTATTAATAGGCCTTCCTGGGATTCTCCCAGAAAAGAAAGCTACCATATCATACACATCCTGTGTATCATAGTATCTCCAATTTTTATAACTTACACACTTATCACCAAATTTTTTACTTTGCGGTATTAAATTATTTTTCTCATACTTCCGAATAGTGTCTGATCTTTTGTTAACAATCTTAGACACTTCCCCAATAGTATATATCCTGTGCAGAACCAAATCGGCTTGTTCAAATGGCATACTTGATTGCTCCATGTTTGACAAATTTACCAACACCAATTTGTTTTGAGATTTTAAAATTTTTACAATCTTAACAATATCATTACCAAATTTATAAAATTTGTTAGAAATTATTTTATTTGTAATCATAGAAATTTACTCTTTCTGTTTAGAATAATTCTGAGCAGGGTTAGACCCATTAATTTGTTTAAAACCTAAAGCACCCAATATCCTATTTATCTTCCTCAATTCAACATCTGCGCTATGAGAACACCTGATACAGGTAATGTCAACCCAATATCTTTGCATAGCGTAATACGGATCTCCGACATACTTCAAACCTCCGCATTTTGAACAACGAAAATTATTTAATATTTTAACTTTCATTTAGCAAAATACTCCTTGTCTTTGTAGATTGCCCATCCGTTATATATTGGCGTAACCTCATAAAAGAATTTATGCTGTCCTGTTGTTTCGTATGTAACGATACCAACACCTTGTTGCCAATTCTCATACCTAACAAGCGGTCTACCGTCAAGGTCAACACCGCCTTTAGTTGAAGGCACTGCGCCATCAATTCTTGCCAAGCATCCAGGAGATGCTGCCATAGTTGTGCGAGAGCCATCAAAGTCCTCACGAGTTTTAAATGCGGTTTCAATACGATGAATGTGTCCGTAGATCACACTAGTCTTTTCGCTATTTAAATAAATATGAGCTGTTGAACCTGAAGATTTAACTCTATCTCCGTGAATAATTCTTAATTTTTCATTAATCCAAAAATCAGAAGCCGGATAACCTGGTCTGTACTCTACTCCGAAATCATCCATGCGAGCAAGATATGGAACAGTTAATACCGGCCAAGAATCGGGAGTATTTCCTTTACGAATTCCATACGCTGCAACAGCATTTACTAACAAATATTTCGGCATTCGCTCTTCGTGATTACCAGCAAGCCAAACTATTTTTGCTGACGGAGCAGCCTCTCTGAGTTGAGCACAAAATGTTGTTGCCCGATCAATTGAAGCCTGCATAGTTTGCTGATACGCAGGTGTTGTTATATATTTTCCTAAAGTTGGAAAATCCAAATTATCACCAACGCAAACCACTGAATCTGGCTTTACATCACGAACAATTGCAAGCATAATCTCAATTGCTTTCTCATCATGAGTCGGCTCTAGCTTCCCATCACGACCTCTGTAATAACCAATTTGAGCGTCTGGGACAACTACGCATTTTTTATATTTTGCAGTTTTCTTTGCAACACTTCTTGGCTTTGGCAAGCGGATAGCAGGACCTTGATTAACAACAGGCCATAGCGGACCACGAGATTCCCTTCTCACTCTGCAAATACCGTCTTTATCTAAAGTTTTGCGACAACTATTGTCTGCATATCTTTGATTTGCCGTTTTTGGTTCAAACTTGTAATTACAACCAGTACCTTCGCATTGCTTCATATAGCTCCTATCGGTTAGAGTTACATATTATCATATGGAAAGAGCAGTTTGCCCTTTAATGTTTAAATATTAATATTTTTATTTTTAACGCTGTCCCTGATGTCTTTGTTTCTTTTTTTCATAGTTTGGCGCATTTTTTCCCGATGCTCAGCAGTTGGCTTTCGGCCTTCTCTATGGAGAGCGCTATGCTCGGAGTGAGTGCATAAAAATAAATTATTTAAACGATTATCGCTTTTTATTTCATTTATATGATGAACAGTTTCCCAAGGTTGAACATGGCGATTCAAGTATTTTTCAAAAACAGCACGATGCTCATAAACATAACCTTTAATATTAAATGGGTGATTTTGATCTAAAATTCTAACGTATCCTTTATCGTCAACATATTTACCGCCACCATAATTAGGGTTGTTTTCTCCGCTAATAGATCTTAAAGCCCAATCAACATCTTCTCTTTTTGATGCCAAAACTCTTTTTACCACTAAGAGCCTGCGCCAATATCCTCAACAAAAAGTTGCAATTTTTTAATAGCCGTAGCCCCTACGCTAACAGTTGGCGCATTTGTTGCACCAGATACAAAAGTTCTTTTTACCACAACCGAAAATGATTGTTGAGATAAACCACCGCCACTTGTTGCCACTGCCGAGTATGTACCTGCCCCAATTGTTGTCGTCTGACTCTTATATGATTGCTCACTGGCTAAAATGTTAGCATTACTTGTAACGTTGTAAAACGCATGAGGAGGTGGAGTCATGTCCCATTGCATAATAGGGCTAGCCGCATCAAACCCAGACGCTACTTGATAAATTTTTAAACTTAAAACTGAATCTTCAGCTCCCTTGTTTAATATCTCAAACCCAGGGAAAACGCAGGTAACGCGATAATATCTATCGGCAGGGATAGTGATTCTTTGATCAGAACCGCCATTAGGGTTAGTCAATTGAATAACTAAAGAGTTTGTAGCAACAACATTAGCAACAAGGCCTGAAGTAGTAGACTGAACTAGCTGGAGAATGCCCGAAGGTTTTCTATCGTTAGCATCCCTAATTTGCTCCATGTTCATAGACATCTGAGCTAGTCTTTCACCAGTTAAAGGAGTGCCATCAGACCAAGACACAAAGGAGTAGTTTTCGTAAGCCATTTATCTATTATACCTCATTATTTCTTTGCTCTAATAACATTATCTAAATAAGATGGACCCTCTGTAAAATACCAGTGGTCTGGCTCCGTAAAGAAATAAAATACACATGCGGTCAAATTTGTTCTAGGGCTAGGAAAATTTTCTCTCCAATGTTCTTGATCGCACCCATGCATGAAAAGAGCTTGATTTTCATTTAAAGTATATGGCTTATTCTCAACCCACAAATCCCATGGTTCTTTTTGAAATAAACAATAATCAATGGCATATGTGCAGGCGTTATCATCTTTATGTTTATATAATTTTGCGTTTTCTGTTTGATAAATTACTAGTAAATTCCAAGATGGTTTTAATGTATTACTTTTAAATTTTTCCTTAGCCATTGGTAAAAGCAATTCCGAACCTTCATTTAAAATTTCAGTATTTGCCCACTGGTATCTCCCAAACCCTGGCTCATAAGAAGAGCCATTATCATTGGCCCAAAGATTCATTGCATATTTCTGCAAAGCATTAAAATAAATATCGTCAAATATATTTGAAACTATAAACGGGTCTTGTAAGATCATATTTACCATTTATTAAGTGGACATGTTGCATTTTGTAATTTTACTTTTGCTGACATAATGCAACCACACTCTTTGCATTGTTTTGTTAATTTAATTAATCTATCACAAGACAAACAAACGCTGTATCTCTTATCGGACTCTTCAGCGCTAATTTTTTGCATATTTGGATCTAATAAATGCCATGGTCTTGATTGACCTATTCTTTCTTTATATTCAGACCAAGCTGACATTGGAATCCTCCATATAACTTTCCTTCCACTCTCGCCACCATAATTTTTTACCTATTGTTATTGTATCATATGAATTCCAAGAAAATGGAGATCCAGTGATTTGATTATCATCACCCATATTTCTCCAATGATGAGTATTTTTATTTTTTTGATTTATATTTCTATGTATTAACCCAGAATATGTACTTCCGATAGTTCCAATAAAATCTTGCGAATTGCACATTATTAACATACAAATTAAATCAAAAGAGATTTTACTTGTTATGCTTAATTGCCTAAACTCATTCATAAAATTATCTTTTATTAAATTATCAATATACAAAACTTGCCCATCTTCAATGCAGATTTCTGATTTAACATCATCGGTAGAAACTATAATTAATTTATTATTTAATTTTAACAAATCAATTGCTTTATTGTATTCTTCTAATTTAACTGAATAAATTGTCTGTGCAAAATCAGTTTGCCTTAAATGAATGCCAGCAAATTTACCTATCATAGATGAAATCATATTAGCTAAATCAATATATTCTTGTTTAAATTTTAATTGTTTTAAATATTTATTAAATAAATTTGTTCTATTATAAAACATTATAGAATAATATGATAAATTATTATTAAAATAATAAAATTTATTTTTATCAATTATTAACTTATTCCTTCCTTCAGAAAAATTTTCTACATATACATCACTATCAATTACTGGGATAAATGTATTCATTAAATTCTCTATATGATTTTGTTGAGTTGATGGAATTTGAATAATTTGTTTTGAAAAAAATATGTTTTCAAAAGGTGTCATGTCTATAAAATCTGTAATATAATTATTTTTATCTTCAAAAGATTCCGACAAACTGTTTAGTCTTCGTACATCATGTATATACATTGGAGTATCAAGAAAATAAGATATGCCAATGGCTGTTTCTAAAGTTATTAATTGATTAAACAACCCCCCATTCCATGAACGGAACGCATTATATAAATTTAAATTTATATTGTATTCTCTCCAGGGAGAATTCATTGTGGTGGTGTAAAAGAATCCCCATTCCAAGCCCAACCGGGGGCAACATTTGGTTGATCCGTTACTTCAATCACCGTAGGATTGCTCGCTAAACCAGCAGCCCATGCAGCAGCATTGGGCGAAGAAATTTCATCATCAAATTGAACTTGCATAAACACATCACCTTCTGCAATTAAAACAAATCTTCTAGTAGCCATATTTCTCCTTTATTAAAGTATACCATTAACCAATG